GGAAACTGCAGCAGATCAGCTTTTCTAGTTTTTTTCCGAGACATTATGACTCGGGCTATTGTGATGTGCGTTTGAAAAGTCCAATCACTATGGTAAAAAAAGTTGAAAAGATGAAACGCGCCGGGAGTGTGAAACTGATTATTACCGGGATCCTGTCTATGAAAGTGACCATCGAATCGTTCGAATGGGGCGAGAATGATGGAACTGGGGATATCAGCTATACGCTTAGTATGAAGGAATATCGGACGGTCAGCATCCCGGCATCAGTGTTGGTTAAAGAGCAGCCAGCACAGCCAGCGGCGGCCGGGGGTGACGGGGGAACATCTGGAAGGGATCAGCCGGAGACAACTGGAACACAAAGCTACACAGTCAAATCTGGTGACAGCCTGAGTGCTATTGCCAGAAAACTGACCGGATCAACCAACTGGCAGGCGATTTATGAGCAAAACAAAGCTGTGATCGGCAGTAATCCAAATATGATTAAGCCGGGGCAGGTACTGACGATACCGGGGGCAAAGATATGATTTTACAGTTGATTAAAATGCAAGAAAATATGCAGTATGATATCTCGAAAGCAGTGGATTCTGTCACGTGGTCTGGCAGTGTTTTGAATGCTGGCCGTTCTGTAGAATTTGCGTTGTTAAACGATCCATATGACCCGGGTCTTAAAATTCCCGCCGTTTGCACAGGCGATTATATTGCATTGTCTGATGGCGATGAATTGTTTTACGGACAGATTTTTAACGTTGAGCGGTCAACTGCGATCGGTACGATCACCTATACAGCTTATGATATCATGAAAAATCTTCTGGAGTCCAATGGACGTTACAATTTTAAAAATCTAACTCCGGAAGCGATTGCAGAGCAGGTACTTGCGGACATAGAGGTACCGTATAATCATCTGGAGCCAACTGGGATCAACATCAAGTCGATGATTTGTGACTCGTCGCCGTATTATGACATCATCCTGGGGGCTTATACACAGGCCTACCGCATGACGGGCAAGCGATACCTGCCGATGATTTGGCAGAGGGAGTTTGGCGTGTGGCCAGCTGTCTATACGGTAGGCAATTTTACTTTGTCTGATGAGTCTAATATCACAGCGGCCTCACTGTCAGAGAGCATGGATGGAATAAAAAATGTCATAAAAATTTATGACGACAAAGGCAACCAGGTCGGGGAGGTGTCGAACGATCCGAGCACGTATGTGTATGGAATTTTTGCAGATGTATACGAGCAGGAAAAGGGTGTGGATCCGACAACGGCAGCAAATAATATGCTCAAAGTAGATCCGGAACAAAAGATTACGATCTCGGCAGTCGGAGATCTTAACTGCCTGTCCGGGTACTCGGTCATAGTTAAGGATGCAGCCACAGGGCTGTCCGGGAAGTACTGGATCACCAGTGATAAGCACACGTGGCAAAACAATGTCCATACGATGGAGCTAGAACTGTCTTTTGAGCAGCTCATGGACGAGAAAGACATAGAAACAGGAGAGGAGGAGAAGGATGGCTGATACTTATGCGGAATTTGTGCAGATGATGAGAGAACAAGGCGCGGCCAACAATGGATCATCGATTGAGTTGGCGGTCATGACGGGACCAAAGAGCTGTAAGATTGGCACGTTGCAGTTATCAGGCGAGGATCTATATATTCCGGATCGTCTCCTGTCCCCAGTGTGTACGGGGGTCAAAGTGCCGGCCTTAAATAAGGATGCCAGCTCTTACTCCTCGCCGCTCAAAGCAGGAGACACTGTGGCGGTTTGTCGGCTGTCACAGACGGCATATCTCATTTTGCAGAGGGTGGTGAGTGGAGCATGAGCATATTACCAACATTTATGCAGACACAGATTGAGACGCAGACTCAGACCTCTAGCGTAATCGAGGTACCTAAAGAGTACGGTCTTGATTTTGAGTCAGGACAGCTCACCGGAGAGATAGTCGAGGGCATCGAGGCGATAAAGGTGTGGATTTGGCTCTGCCTGCACACGCAGCGGTTTAGATGGCCGATCTACTCTTGGGACTACGGTGCTGACCTGGAACAATATATTGGTCAATCGATCACAGAGGAGTTTTTAAACGCAGACTGCGAGGATGAGGTTCGGGAGGCGTTGCTTGTGAATCCTTATATCGAGGATATTGAGGACTTTAAAGTATCCTTTGATAACGGATGCTTATACATCTCGTTTAAGGCTGTAACAAAATTTGGAGAAACGGGGGTGGAATACAATGTATGAGGATAAGACTTACAGCTCACTCTTGCAGGATGCGCTGAGCGACGTGGGCGGCGGAGTCCAGACGGGCGAGGGATACCTGGTGTATAATGCGTTGTCGGCTCTGGCTTATGAGCTTGAGAAACTGTATATCCAGATGGACTACATCACGAGACAGGGGCATGCGGACACTGCGGATCTCGAGGAACTAATAGAGATTGCAAAAGACCGCGGAATTTATCAGAAAAAAGCATCCAATGCTTATGTGTCTGTAAAGGGTAATGTTCCGATCCCTATCGGCACGAGATTCTCACTTAAGTCCTTTAACTACAGGATTGTCGAGGCTATCAATGACAATGTCTACACATACAAGGCGATGTGTGAGGAGGCTGGATCCGGACCGAACAACCTGACCGGCGAGATGATAGCAATCAATCATGTAGATGGACTGGAAAAAGCAGAAATCACGGAAGTGCTCGTAAACGGCGAAGAGGATGAGACAAGAGATGCGCTCTATGAGCGGTACCTTTTGAGCTTTGCAGCGGAGGCGTTTGGTGGGAATATTGCCCAGTACAAGCAGCGTATCTATATGATTGCTGGAGTAGGTGGCTGTAAAGTGCAACCAGTTTGGAATGGGCCTAGCACGGTCAAAGTTGTAGTCATTAGCTCTGAATTTGGGGCATGCTCTGAATATCTTGTAAGTCAAATCCAGAAGGAAGCTTGCCCGGTAGCTAGAATGGGATACGGTTTTGCACCGATCGATCACGATACGACGATTGAATCCGTTGAGGCCGTAAAGGTTGATGTGATAACCAAGATCTCCTACATGAGCGGCTACAGCTGGAGCAGTTTAAAGGATGCTGTGACGGCCAAGATATCTGAATATCTTAAATCTCTTGCATCTGAGTGGGCTGATGGCGATATATCGACTAAAACGACGGTATACATCGCCAAACTCCAGGCTGCCGTGCTGGATGTGCCAGGGATTGTAGACATTACAGAGACGCAGCTTAACGGAGCGGCCACAAACTTGATTCTTGACTGGAATCAGATCCCGGTAGTAGGTGAGGTGAGCACAGCATGATGATAGATACAATTAAATATTATCCGCCGCACATCCGGAACATCGAAGAATTTAAGCGGATTGCAGAAGTTTATGACCAAAAGCTGCAGCTTGTCTGGGAGCACCTCGATAAAATGCGAAGCAACCGAAGATTTGATCAGATGGATGAGGCAGAATGCGAATACTGGGAAAAGATACTCAGGATTAAGTTGACTGGCGAGGAGACGCTGGATGACCGACGGCGAAATGTAAAAGGGATTTGGGCATCCGGACTTCCGTATACGGAGAGAAAATTTGCAGAAGTTTTGGATGCAATGTTTGGTCCAGAGTATTATTTGATGGATATCAACAAGAAGGCCAAGACGCTAAGGGTAGATCTGATGCTCGATGCAATCATGAAGAGCGATTACATCTA